ATAATATGGGGATATTCTGCGGGGGATAACTTTAAACCAGATGCAGATGCACAGCCGCACCCAACAGCTAACTACGATTCAGTATTAACAACGCCAGTATTATTTTATGGCGTAAGAAGAACAAGTGGACTTACAAGCATAAACTGGTCTAGTTCAATACCTCACTCAGCACTAACATCATATTGGTTGGCATTAAATACAAATGAATTTGGAACATCAAGCGTTGCTCCAGATTATACTCTTAATTTTGACAATGAGATTGACGAATATACTTTTACTGATTATGGAGGTACATCAAACTCTTTGTTTAAGGTTTGGTACAAAACATATATAGAGGATGTGTTTAATGCTAAGAAGAGAATATTTAAACTAACAGCACATTTGCCAAATAGTGTATTACTTAAATATAATCTAAATGATAGATTTCAGATTGGCGACAAGGTGTTTACTATAAATTCAATAGACACAAACTTAAAAACAGGGGAATCTAAATTAGAATTACTAAACGTATTATGATAAAGCATATTATAGATTTATTGTCGGTTTCTGATTGGTATGGCGTTTCTCACAATATAGATATTGCCAAAGGACTATATAGGGGATGCCGAAATTGGGATGATGTAAAAAGTCAAGTAGAAAGAGCAAAACAATCTAAAGCGTACACAAATGGCTGAACAGAAGATACTCATATCGATACAGATTAACGATAGGCAGAATAAAAAAACTAATGATGCTTTAAAGGTTACAAAAGAAAACTTTGATAAATTAACCAAAGCAGAGCAAGATGCTATTGTAGCAGATAAGCAATTATCGTTAGCGGCAAAGGAATTAGACAAGTCGCTTACTCAAAAAGCAACAGCAGCTAATGCAGCAGCAGCAGCTACAGATAAAATGAGGGCAACCTCTGGTCTTAACAATGCTATTATAATGGAAACCAGCCGACTTGCATCTGATGCAAGTTATGGTTTTACTGCTATTGCAAACAACTTGTCTCAATTAATAAACTTATTCCAAGCTCAAGTTACCGCTACTGGCTCTTTGGCAAGTACATTTAAAAACTTAATTTCAGTTCAATCTTTAGCTCTAATTGGAATACAGCTATTGATAACTTACGCTCCTAAATTATTCGATTTAATATTAAATCTTGCCGAGACTTCTGGTCAGTTAAAATTTATATTAAAAACATTTGGAGATGCTGGAAAAACAGTAAGAGAATCTGCTGGTAATTTTGAATTATATACAAAAACTTTACAGGATGCTACTAAATCTCAAGAAGAGAAAAATTTAGCCATAAAGAAGCTAAAAAAAGAATTTCCTGATTATATAAATCAACTAGACCAAGCTGGTGTTTCATTAAAAGATGTTGCTGATAACACTAAAGGGGCTAAAAAGCAAAATGACTTATATAGACAATCTATAGTTAAACTTGCTATGGCTAGAGCTGCTGAGGCTAAAATTCAAGAATTACAGTCTGAAATCATAACAATAAAAGCTCAAGAAGAAATAGACGAAGAGATTGCTAGGAATGCCATGAAAGTTGACCAAGCAAAATTAACTAATGAAGAATTGTCAAAAGCTGATGAAAAGGCTATTAAATTAAGGCTTAGCATGGCTGAATCAGCAATACAGGGTCAGAAATATAGAAACAAACAGGAAATTGATTTAGCGGAAAAAAGAATAAATGCGCTTATTAAATATACAAAGTTAGAGGAAAAAGTATATAAAGATGGCTCAGATAAAAGAAATAGAATATTTAAAATGGCTGACTTGGATTTTGAGAAAGAGACTCAAAAGTCAAGAGAGAGACTGTTAAAATCATTAATTGATGATGAAAAAGTACAAACAAGGTTAAAATTTTCTGGCATAAAGGAAAGAGCTAGGTTAAAGCAGAAAGAATTTGAAGATGACCAAAAAAGGAGACTTGACGATTATCTAAAAAGCATAAAAGACGATGAAAACTATCTTCAGAAGAAAAAAGATGCTGAGAAAAAATATGATGAAGAAATAAAAGCATCAAAAAAGTCGCTTTCTGTTTATATTGTCCAATTAAATCAAGAAGAAGCTACCGCAATAACAAACATAGGAATAAAGGAATCTCAAGAGATACAAAAAATAAATAGGCAAAAGCTAGATGCGGAAGCTGCTTATCTTGATGAAAAAAATAGGATGAATGGTAAATATTCATTCTTTCAAACAGAGAGAAACATTGAGACGCTCACAACAGATGTTGCAGCACAACAAGCTATTGTTGATTCTCATGCTGTTGGAACAATAGAAAGAGAACAGGCTGAATTAAGGTTATTTGAATTAAAGAAACAACTTAATGCTGAAGAACAAGCATTAGCTGAACAAAAATTTGCTTACTTTAATCAACAATATACATCTATTACAGATGCCTTGAGCCAGACGTTTGCTGTATCTGCTAAAAACGAAACGATTGCCTTAGAGGAAAGTTATGGTAGAAGAATAGCTGCTGCTGAGGGAGATGCTGATGCTCAAGAAAGGCTGCAAAAAGAACTTGCAGAAAAAAAGGATAAAATAGCAAGAAAGCAGTTTAAAGTTGACCAAGCTATGAAAATAGGTAGGGCATTAATGGACACATATCAGAGTGCTTGGTTGGCTTTTGGTTCTCAGCTTGTTGTGGGAGACCCAACTTCTCCCGTTAGGGCAAGAGTTGCACAAGCAGTAGCTCTTGCTGCTGGACTTGCGAATGTAGCCAATATTGCTCGTCAAAAATATCAGAGTTCTATTGGTGCTGGAGGTTCTAGTGGTGGCGGTGGTGGCGGTGGAACTACAATTCAAGCACCAGACTTCAATGTAGTTGGAGCATCACAAACATCACAATTAGCTCAAGCTGTAACAACGCAACAGCAAAAGCCAGTCAAAGCATTTGTAGTTGGTAAAGATATTTCAACGCAACAAGAACTAGATAGAAATATAACAAATACCGCATCATTCGGTTAATTCAATAGTATGAAGATAATAGAATTATTTATAGACGAAGAGGGAATAATGTCTGGTATTGATGCTATATCAATAGTGGAACAACCAGCGATAGAAGAAAATTTTGTTGCCTTAAAAGAGGAAATAAAAGTAGAATTAGCAGACGTTGATAAGGAAAAAAGAATCCTAATGGGTGCTGCTCTTATTCCTAACAAAAACATATACAGAAGAGACAGAGATGAGGAATATTATATTTACTTCTCTGAAGATACCGTTAGAAAGGCATCTGAGATGTTTTTAATGAAAGGCAATCAAAATAAATCAACCCTAGAGCATCAAGCAGAGTTATCTGGGCTATCTGTGGTTGAATCTTGGATTGTAGAAGATGAAACGCATGATAAATCCAGAAAATATGGTCTAAAGATGCCAATAGGAACTTGGATGGTTTCTGTAAAGGTAAATAACGAAGATGTTTGGAACAACTACGTTAAGACTGGCAAGGTAAAAGGCTTCTCAATAGAGGGTTACTTTACTGACAAGGTCGCTATGTCTATGATTGAGCAAGACAATGATGCTGCTGAAATACTTTTAGAGATTGCAGATAGCATTGAAACTGGAAAATTAGAGCTTGAGACATACGGAGACTATCCTCAGAGCGTTAGAAACAATGCTAGACGAGGAATTGAGCTGAATAAAAAGGTAAACAATCGTTGCGCAACCTCTGTGGGGAAAATTCGTGCACAGCAGTTGTCAAGAGGAGAAAAATTGAGTGTGTCCACGATTAAGAGGATGTATTCTTATCTTTCTAGGGCATCCGAATACTATGACCCCAACGATTCAAAGGCTTGTGGCACAATTTCATACCTACTATGGGGTGGAAAAGCTGGTTTAGCTTGGAGCAGGTCTAAATTACGTAAATTGGGCGAAATAGAGCTTAATTGCGATTGCACAGAGCTCTCTGACGAGCTTGAATTGGGTCTATATGACAAAACATACTCTGATTACCCAAAATCGGCTAAAAACAACGCTAAACAAGCTCTAGCGTACTATGATAGCAATAAACCTAGATGTGGTACGCCTCAAGCATGGCAATTTGCAAAATTATTAGCTTCTGGCAAACCATTATCAAGATGCTTAATATCTGAGATGGCATCTTACAATAGATTTGAGAAGAAAAAAAATGAGCCTTACAATAAAGGTTGCGGTGGATTACTTTGGGATGCTTGGGGAGGCGAAGAGGGTATTCGCTGGGCAGAACAAAAGTTAGACGAAATAAATTCAACAGAATCTAAAGTAAATAAAGATGAGTAAAAACGAAACAGTAGGAAATCAAGTGCCAAGAAACAGCAGAAGAGGGTGTCTTTGTAAAGATGGAAGAAGATACTCAAGGGAATGTTGTGATGGCACTCTTAGAAGTCAAGGTATAGGAAATATATCTGGAACACAAGCATCAGAATAATTATAACAAAAATCTAACAGGGTCTTATAACTTTGTTATTTTATAGAACTTAAAGTTAATTAACATAAAATGGAGAGTAAAGCTACAAACATTCTAAATGATATAATGCAAAAACTCTCTGCTATTACAGAAGTCGATTCAACTGAAGTTGAGAACATTGAAGTTCAAAGCGAAGAAGTTTCTGAAACTGAAAAAGTAGAGGAAGTTGCATTATCTGAGGATTCTGCTGATGAAGTTTCTGCCAATGAGGTAGAGGCTACTCCTGATTCAACCGAAGAAGTTGAATTAGCTGAAGAATCTGAGGAAGAAGTCGCTGAATCAGTTGAAGAAGCTGAAGAGGTAGAACTTGAAGATGGTTATGTAACAGTAGAGGATTTTAACTCTAAAGTTGCCGAACTTGAAGATATGATAAAATCTTTGAAAGAAGATATGATGGTAGAATATGCAAAGGTAGAAGCTGAAAAAGAAGAATTATCTTCTCAAGTTCAGAAGTTATCTGCTGAACCAGCAGCCGAGCCTATCGCACATGCACCATCACAAAAAACAGAACAAAAAGAGGTGGTTAAATTCGGTCAGAATCGCCCTGCTAACACACTTGACCGAGTATTTTCTAAACTAAATTAATAAATAAAATGAGTACTAAACAAGTAAATTTAACTGGTTCAGTTGCATCTATTACAACTACCTATGCTGGCGAGTTTGCAGGGAAATACATCTCAGCAGCTCTTTTAAGCGGTAAAACTCTAGCAGATGGAGCTATTACCATTAAGCCAAATGTAAAATACAAAGAGGTAATTAAGAAAGTTGCTTCTACTGACATTATCGCTAATGCTTCTTGTGATTTCACAAGTACTGCTGATGCGTTGACACTTACTGAGCGTATTCTTCAGCCAGAAGAGTTCCAAGTAAACCTTGAATTGTGTAAATCTGATTTTCAGTCTGACTGGGAAGCTGTACAAATGGGATATTCTGCATTTGACAATCTACCTCCAGCATTCTCTGACTTCTTGTTAGGTCATGTTGCTGCTAAAGTTGCTGAAAAAACTGAGCAAAATATCTGGGGTGGTGTAAATGCTAATGCTGGAGAATTTGATGGTATTACAGTTCTTGCTGCTGCTGATGCTGACGTGAATGATGCTGCTAATGGCGCAGAAACTTCATTTAGTTCTTCTAACATCGTAACGCTACTTGGAAACGTAGTTGATGCTCTTCCATCTTCTGTTTATGGAAAAGAAGATTTAACTATTTACGTTCCTACAGTTGCACACCAAGCCTATGTTCGTGCATTAGGTGGATTTGCTTCTGGTGGACAGGGTGCTGCTGGTACAGATGCTAAAGGGCAACAATGGTATAATATGGGTAATGCTCTTAGCTTTGAGGGTATTAAACTTCAATTAGCTCCTGGAATGCCTACTGACCACATCGTTGCTGGTCAAGCATCTAACATCTTCTTTGGAACTGGTCTATTGTCTGACCACAACCAAGTTAAGTTGATTGACATGGCTGATATTGACGGCTCTAAAAACGTAAGAGTTGTAATGCGCTTTACTGCTGGCGTACAGTATGGTATTGGTTCTGACCTTGCCCTCCTTACTTTAGCATAATAATTGTTTAACATAAGGGGCGGTTAACGCTGCCCCTTTTACTAAAAAAATATATATATAATGGCTTGTGATTTAAGTACAGGAAGATTAAGACCTTGTAAAGATGCTGTAGGTGGTATTAAGAAGATTCACTTTGTTGATTTCGGAGATTTGGGTGGAATTTCATTCGGCTCTAGTGATGAAGTTACAGATATGGATGGAACTTTTACTTATTACACTTATGATGTTAAAGGTAATTCTTCACTCGAAACAAATATTACATCTTCTATGGAGAATGGAACAACATTCTTTGAGCAAGTTGTAAATATGACACTATTCAAACTTACTAAAGAGGATAACAAAGAATTGAAATTTTTAGCGTATGGCAGACCACATGTTATTGTTCAAACATTTGACGATAAGTTCTTATTAGTTGGTGCTGATAATGGTGCTGATGTAACTGGCGGTACTGCTGTAACTGGTACTGCTATGGGAGACCTAAACGGATATACACTTACATTGACTGCGAATGAGCTTCGTATGCCATCATTTATTGATGGTGGTACTGATGCTGACCCATTTGCTGGAATGGCAAGTGCTACTGCTACTGAGGGAACTCAAAGAGACCCTGTATAAATTCAATAGGGGTATGAATCTAAAAGGGGGGCATTTATTGCCCCTTTTTTTGTATCTTTGAAACAAATAAACTTGTCGTTATTACTTTAGTATGCACATATTACAAAACATATCTAGTGTTCAAGAAATAAGTTTCTATTCTAGGAAACCCATAATAAGTGGCTCTTGTGTTTTAGAAATAACAAGCAAGTCTGAGAGAAAAACAGATATATATACTGTTGCTCGTAATTATAATCCAGCTACAAGAATTACCACAATTTCTTATGCTTTTGATGGTCTTATAAATGGGGCATATTATACGCTTGTAGTAAAAGATGATGTTGAAGAAATATATAGAGGCGTAGCATTTATTACAGACCAAGTAAATTACGAGAAGTTTGATGCCTCTAGCGATGATTATGTAATTGAATCTACATTTGATAATGAGTTTATATTAGTTGGAGAA